AGCTAGTAAGCTTTTTAAAATCTTTTGGCGACAAAAGCGGCTTGGCTTCTTCTTCAAGTTGTACACGGTGCAGGTCAGTAATAAACTCAGCAATAGACTGCTTGGACTCAACAATAGGAGAATCAGATATTTCGCTCAAAGATTCAATAATAAACTGCTTGTCCATTTTTGCATTGCCGCCTTGAAACTCAAAAGAGTTTACAAGTTTTGTAGTGTCTTTTATGTTTTTCTGTACAATTTCTGAACTTCCTTTTTGCGTAGACGGCTCTACTTTAGCCACTGCTTCTGCCATCTCTTCTACTTCTTTGGGCATTGCAGGCTCAGGGCCTCTTTGGGCTACAACATCTTTACGAGCTTCGGACAACAATGAATCGGCACCCTCTGCTGCTGCTTGAGCTACTGAGCCTACTGCGTATTTTAGTTTAGGTACTTTCATTTCGCCGCCTCTATTTTTTTCAGTTCTTTCTAGAACTTTTTTGTTTTTAATTTTTATTACTTTAGGGTCGTAGACTGTGTATTCTATTTTACCGCCTACTTGTTTTAACTTAGAATCTTGTGCATCTTTTAGCGCAGCCTTAATTCCGTACTTAGTGAATAGTTTATCTGCATCTTTATTTGTTAAGTTTAGTATTTGTCTCCAAAACTTAGGCTTGTTTAAATCTAACTTTTCTAGATTTAATCCTTCTGCGTCTATTAGTTTTTTTAATTTTTTTTGAACTTCTTTATCTTGTTCATTAAAATTTTTGCGAGTAACTAAAATTTCACTATCTTTTACATCTGCTTCAACTTCATATAAAATAGGAGTGCCGCCCTTTTTTCTTTCAATGGCTTCTTCTACATATTCTTTTCCGTAAAGCTTTCTAAGTTTTGCCGGAGTAATATTAGCGTATCCTTCTGCTATGTCTTGTTCGGGGGTAAATGAAAAACCTTTTCCAAAAGCTGTCTCGGTTGCAAACTCAGAATCGAAAGAATCAAAATTTTTCTTAGCTCCATGAAAAAGCTTCATTGCTCCTTTTGATAACAAACTTACTGCTGACATTACTTTTCCTCTACTCTTTGACGGGCTTCTATTGCTTGTTCTTTGAGATTCATTAAATTAGCCAGTGAACTCGCTTTCCCCTGCTTGCGGTACAATTCCAGTTCCGATGTTGCCACCGCCAGTCCCTGTAGCTCCAAGTTCCGGAGGTTGTTGAGGTGCTCCTTCAGGGCCCCCCATAGCTCCGAGTTGTTGACCAGCGGCCCCAGCCGGTTCGCCATTTCCTTGTCTAACATTTTGTGCTCCTATGATTTGTGCCATGATTGCTGCTTCTTCAGGGTCGTTAAGAATCTCATCAGGGTCAAGGTCAAGGCTGTAAGCCAACTCACTAACAATTTTAGAGATTTTAACAAACGGTGCAATAGCAGGATTTTGTGCTGTCTGCAAGAACATAGTGAGTCTTTGACTCCGTACTTCTTTTTGCATTAAGCTATTTGTGCCCATTGCATGAACTTCGAGGTCGCCCTGAATATCCAGCTCCCCTTCAAAGAACTGCATGTTCCACTGATAGTATGCTTCGCCTAAAGGCTTTAACAAGAAGTCATCAATGTTTTTAATAACTGTTTTAATGTTAAGTGACGCTGCACCCAACAACATAGACATACCTGAAGCTGTACGGGTCATGCTTTGTACGCCTGTTTGTCCATGCGAGTAGCTGGGAATGCCTGTTTGCTCGTCAGCTAACTGTCTGAACTTATCAAACATCATCATATTTTCTTGAGCAGTGTTTGGAAATTTGACACCATGAATAGCTTGTCCGGGCATTCCGGCTTGACGGCGAAATACTTTGCCGGGATAAATATCCATGCTCTGTCCGCCTACTAGGGCTGATTCGTCAACGTCAAAAACTAATGAACCTGCAAGCGCAAGATTATCAATAGCCATACGTGCGTGACCATTCATAATTTGTTGAGAGTCGTCCATGTTCTCTGCAACGCCAATACCAAAGAAAGAATAAGGATTACGTTCGTAAGGAAAGGCGTTGTATGGAAGTCGGTATGGAGTAAAAGGATTAACAACACCACGAAGAAGCTTTCCATTACTAACCCAAGCATTAACTTGTACTTCATCTAAATCATCTACCTCATCTGGAAGTTCCATGCCTACTTCTCGTGCATACTCTGCATCCATAATACCCCAGTACTCTAGCACTTCAAACTGTGCTGCGCCAAATTCTTCGGTTCGTTGGTCGTCTTTTAATTCATGCTCATAGTCTTTTTCAGTATAGTTAGGCCCCATCTGAATGCACTCACGAATAGCGTCTTTGTTGAAGAAAGGCATTTTAGTCAAGGCTCTTAACTGAGACTTATTCATTTTGTGGCGGTGTACAATATACTCACAGTCTTCTATGGTAGTGGCACTAGGGTCTGGGAAGAAATCCCAAATACTTACAAACTCAATACGTGGAACACGAACGTCAAGTGGGTCATAACTACGCTCTCCCTCATCATCAACTGTCCAACGACTTAAAGTCTTGTTATAGTTGAAAGGGCCTTTAACAATACCAGTTCCAAATAAAGCTGCTTCAAGTAGAGCATTACGCAATTCACTGGAGCCGCCTGACTCTTCAATCTGGTCGTGTATAAGTGTCTGCATATTCCGTGCCGCTTCTTTAGCCGGAGAGCGTTCTAGTACTTGTGGGTCTGGGGAAGCGCCTTCTGTAAACTCTACATTAGCTTCTTCAATAGCTTTAGACAATACGCTTTTTGAAGCGGTAAGTGTAGCACCGGGGCCTAAAACTTGACCGTCACCCTCGTAGCCAACACCATAAATATTCTTAACTTCTTTTGGCTCAGCGTACTCAGGTGCGCTAGTTTCTATTCCAGTCTCGCTTGCTTCAAGGTGAGTATACTTAGCAATACCTTCGGGCAGTCTAGTTTCGCGTACACCTATTGGGAACTGGCCGGTACCAAAAATAACATCGACCAACTGACCAAAAGCTGCTAATACTTTGGTCTTAGTAACTTTTACGAATACTTTAGATTTTTCGCTTTCACGGAAACGTACATTCTTGTTGTAAATTCCTCGAAAGTTGTGATAGGCTTTTAGCCATCTATGCTCGTCAAAGTCTCTTGCTTGTTCAGCATTAGCGTAACGGTCTTGAACTAAGCCTACGAAACGGTTGCGCACATCTTCTTCTAAGTCCATCTCAAGACCGCCTGCTGTTTCTTCAGGCTCGAAGTAGAGATAATCAGCGTTTTTGTATGATTCGTTTTCTTCGTTCATGTACTGTTCCTTTAGAGGGGCTTAGAGATTGACATGCCATGATAGTTTTTACCTACCTGTGCTTTTAGTGTAAATCCCTTTCCTAAATCTTTAGAGTAAGTAGCGCTTGGGTTTTTACCTAGCTTTACACCAGCAGAAGACTTACCTTTCATTTGTTTTTCTAGACTGTAGTTTGTAGACGAGCTACCCATTGAGTCTTTAAACTTGCTTGCCGTTACTCGTGTACCGCCTAAGTTAGTAGATGCCTTTACTTCTCCAGCCCGATAGCCTTGGTTTCCAGACAGGTTTCCTTCAATAGAACCAATACCTTTGAATTCTTTACGGGCAACTAAACCGCCATTATTATACTTTGTTTTTTTAGTACAGTGTGCCATATTAATATCCAAATGTCGAGTCAGACGGTGTAAAGTGTGATTCTTTTCTAAACTGTCTGAGTTGTTGTATCGTATCGTTGATACGGGGCCTAGCCATTATTAAGTAACGTAATGCATCATATGCGTGGTCTGATGCATTTGTATCTACGTCTTCGGGCTTAGACTTATCTAGTGGAATACTTTGAAGCTCGCGTATCAGGTTAGGGCATGTGTTAAATATTTGTATTCGTGGCCTACCGCTTTGCATGAGCTTCAAGTATTCGTGAATTTGTATCTTACCTTGTATTCTGTTCTTATCTGCTCTTCTGAGCTTGTGTCCGGCTCTCTGTAGCGTTTCGCCTACAGTGGGGCCGGTAGTACCTGTTCGGCTCCAACAAGCTGTGTCGAGCACTCCAGAGACTGAGAAGGGGTCTTCGTACTCCATCTCTGTAATCATTCTTGCAAGGTCAGTACCTAGTAAGCCTTTGCGGTATAGCTCACGATATATAATCAATGTACCATCGCTAGGGTCTACTGCGCCCCATACACAAGCGCTTTCAGATGCGTACCCGTAATCTATTCCTTTGCTGCGCTCCCAGTGTACTGGAATCTCAAAAGGCGTAATCACATGGTCAAAGGGGTTAAACTCTGTAAACGCTGCGCCTTCTGCAACATCCCAGTTTCCTTCTAACAACTGCTTGCGCTGTGTTGGCGGCAACGAGGCTAACATCTGTTCGTAGCGGCCATCTTTAGCTAGGTAAGGGTTATCTTGTAACCTAGCGGGTATAAACTTTCTTGTTAGGCCATCTGCGCCTCTAAAGCTTTCGTTGGGCGGTGCGGGGTCTATGTATCGTTTCTTTACCCAATGTGCTCCTGAACCGCCGGGGTTCGCTGTGCATCGCAGATAAACCTCAATTTCTGGGTCTGTGGTACGTAACCGTGACCCCAAGTAGTTCCAAGCAAACTCTGTTGGAAGATGTGTAATCTCGTCAAAGCCTATGAAGCTGTATGCTTGACCTTGATAACGATATACATCTGCATCTCGCTCCAAGAACCCAAACTCCATTTTAGCTCCGCTTGGGAATATCCACATCTTTTCTACTTCTTTGTACTTAGCTCCGGGAAATGCTTTTGGATACAACTCCCGACTCTTGTCTATTAGTTCTCGAAGTTCTGGCATAGAGCGTCTAATGATTAATGCTCTATGGGCTGGCCGGTGTGCAAAACGCAAGGGGTCAATAAGCATAGCGTATGACTTACCGCCCCCTGCTGCACCACCGTACAACACATCTGTTTCGCCGGCTGCAAGAAAGTCTTCTTGAGGGCCTTCATTAGCCTTAAAGATAACATTCTCTCGTGCTTCAGCTTGCAATGCTGATGGAATGTTGTCCAGCTCATCGGCGCTTACGAGCTTTGTTTCGTTCTCGTTTTCGAGCTTGCTGAGAGTCTTTTTAGTTTTGCTTATAGACTTCTTGTAATTATCTATTTTGTTCTGTGCTGACTTTAGTTTTTTTTCTTTGTCTCTTACGCTGCGCTTTGCAGCTTGCTTGGCTTTTGTTTCTGAGTGGTAATTGTAGCCTCTGCCCTTAGAGCCTTTTGGTCTACCACCTTTCTTGCGTGGAGTTCCGTCAGCTCTAAGCTTAAAGTTACCTTCTTCGTCAGTTAGGTAATTTTCGGGATTAATATCCCAATCGTTTTCTTTGTTCTGCAATTTTCTTTAATCCCATGTGTGATATTGAGCGTCCTGTCTCGTGGGTCAACCACATACTGCCTTCTCTGAGGCTTAGTGTCTTTTCCCTTATAAGCGGTAGCACTTTTTCTAGAATTTCCAGCTCTTCTTGTACTGGCTCTAGCATTTCGTTATTAGACTCACTTAGCTTATAACCAAACGGTATAGTGCTACTCGACCTCCGTATATTCTCCATCTATCACTACCTCCTTCTTGGCGGGTATAACAAACAAGCCTCCACCAGAACTTACATTTACATCTAGGCGTTCTGTTTTGCCTAGTCCTACACGGTCTAGAATTTGCTGTGCAGCTTGTATACGCATGTTAGCTTGCGGTATAGGCTCTGGGCTGTCCATAATCTGGATTAGCTTAGAAGCTGCTTTAGGTGCATTGAGCGCCAGTATGTTTGTAGCTATGTCTAGTATTTCAGACTTCAATGCTTTAACTACTGTGTAGTGTGTGCCCTCTGCGTAGCCTGCTAGTTCTGCTGCATGCTTGACATCTCCGCCACAAACTGTAAGATTGTCAAGAAATGCTTGTTGCTTTGTTGTTAGTTGTTTGTCAGGCATTTAGACTTCCTAGTCATTTAAACTGTATATACTCTAGTATACCCGTAATATGGAGGTTTGTCAAGTTTTTTTATAACTTTTTTTCATAATATACTTATATTGTTCCTATATATAGTATATAGAAGGAAGGCCTGCAAATAAATGAAATAAAACTTGACAGATGCTTATTCTACGGGTATAATAGATATTAAGCCCACCGGGGTTATAGCATATGTAATACAGGTTTAGGTTAATGCTTATATGGGTACTTATACACCCTATATCCCGCAGTTTATAAACCCCCACTCCCCCTTTAAAGCCTTTGGTAGTCGCCCGACTTCCCAAGCCTTGCCCCTCCCTTTAAAGCCTTTAAAGCTGCGGCACTATCTGGTTTACATGGCATATCTCCATAAAATGTATATGATTGTATATATATCCTAGTACCCCCCCTTGGCAGCTTGCCCACCCCCTGAAGTCTCTAAAGACTTCAAAAATTCTAAGTCTTTAGAGACTTAGAAAATCTTCCTAGTCTTTTAAAAGCTCCATAGAGCTTCTTAAAAGACTAGGAGTTCTGTGAAGCCACTCCAAAGACTTTCAAAGTCTTCAATGCCCACCCCCTCTGAAGACTTTGAAAGTCTTAGAAGAGCTAACAAGTTTTCTAGTTTACAAAACTAGGGAGGCTTTGAAGCTTTTTTAAACCTTTAGGTTTACTCCAGAGACTTCCAATCTTTTCAACGACTTACAAGCTTTTTAGTCTACGACTAATCAACCCCTCCTGAGACTTTTAAAGTCTCCTAAGTCTTTCGAGCTGCAAGGAAAATCCCGACAGGGATTCGCGCTGCTTTGAAGACTTTAAAAGTCTTAGAGCCGAACTTAGTATCTCCATAACCTATAAAAGGTTATGGAGATACTAAAAAGTATTCCTTATTTATTAATTTAAAAAGAAGTCACTTGTGACTTTTTAAATTAATAAATAAGGAATACTATAATGGCCAAATCAAACTTCAACTCAATCGACTCAAACAAAATTGCTACGGCTCGACAAGTTTTTGCAGTGGCTAGCCACTTTGCTTCAATCAAAGCTTCCTCTCCATCGGAGAGATATGGATTGACCAAAGTCTTTAATGCGGTGCTTAATAAGCACTATAGAGACTCTGATAGCTTTATGACCCATTCTGATGTTTCAGAATGGTTTGAATGGGATTGTGTTCCAGAGCAGTTCCTTCATATGATTTCTACCAAGAAATCAAAAGCGAAAGCCAAGCCAAAGGCTTCCAAGGCTCCAAAGAAAGAAGCTAAAGCTTCAGCGAAGCCAACGGCTTCCAAGGCTCCAAAGAAAGAATCAACTTTGACTCAACGAGTTGAGGCAATGGAAGCTACTCAAGCTAAAATCTTAGAGCTTCTAGAAGCTATCGCTAAATAAAATCTATCGGGAGGGCTTTCGGCTCTCCCTTTTTTTGTCTTTAATTTCTAATGGGAAAATGTTGTAGATTGCTACGAAGTTTAGTTAATTTATATAGCCTATTACGAAGTAGTAGGCTCTATTAAATTAACTTCAAAACAAAAAGGCTCAATGCTTATGTATAAAGTTATATTCGATGGTAATGTAATGGTCTGTCAAGACTTAGAAGATGCTACTGAAACTGCTATGCATTTAATAAATGCAGAATATAGTTTAGTAGAAGTTGTTCCGGCAGAGCCGACTGACTTAGATTCTTTCATTGAAGTGGAGGTACAAGATGATTATAATTAACGTAGCGTTTATAATAGTGTTATTATTGTCTGGCTTTATAATCTATATAGTTGGAAAGGAGTTATAGTTATGAATAAATATACAGTTTGGGTTGGTGGTGTTGAGGCAAATAAATACTATCTCACCAAAGGTGAAGCAGAAAAGTTAGCAGCTATTTACAAAGCTGAAGGCTATCAAGATGTCTACATTGAAAAGGTATAGAACTATGAATAAAGTTGATTTGTTTTACACTCCGACTAGCATGAAAGACTTAGAAGATAGACTAGAAAGCTTCTCAGGCAGTGAAAAACCTATAGCTTGGCTGGCTGCAATGATGGCTTGGAACTTAGCTTGTGATATATCTAACAACGAACAAGAGGATAAGTAATATGTTAGAACTACAAAAGACTTTAAAGTCACGTTTAGATGCTAATCTTATAAGTTCTTGTGGTATACTAAGAATCTGTATAAGTCATCGTCCTAAAAAACCTGAAGCTTTTAAACCTGAAGCTGAGTATATGTTCCATAGTTGGGGTGATGAAGCAGGACAGATGGATATATTTTGGGGTCATTATGACCTGACAGTTAAAGAAGCGTTAGATTTATGGAATGATAAGTTAAATCAGCAGATAAAATGGTTTAAATAATCAATAGACTTTATATTTAAATGTACTTATTAGTTAGTAAGTTCTTACGAACTAACTAATAAGTACACAATTGGAGATGCCGATGTTCAATACTCACTGCAAAGCGGTTCAGGAATACTCACAGCGTAGTGCTACTAATATGTCAGATACAGTTCTAATGGTAGTGCTAAGTATCCAACAAAACTGGCTCGGTGTTGGCGACCAGCTAACTGATGTAAGGCTAAATAAATCTGAGTCCCGATTCTTGTGGGGCAACAAAAGAAAAACATATAGCTATCTTAAATCTAATCAGCACAAAGTATATGCTCAAGTGATGGCTGTTATCAACAGCAAACAGACAGACTTTATGAAGTCTATATCGCTAATGAATATATTCTTGAGGGTTGATGGCTTGGGTTTAGCTAAAGCTGGCTTCTGCTGCCAGTTGATTGCTGGATTGGTTGGCTGTATGGATACTCATAATATTAGAATGTATGGGCTGGACACTAAAGACTTAGCACTAGCTAAGAATCCAAAGACCCAGAAAGGCATTGATGCTAACAATGCTAAGATAGATAAGTACATAGAGTTATGTGCTGACTATGGCTGTGAGAATCTTTGGAACTCTTGGTGCGACTTTGTAGCTACTAAGTCTAAGCGGTGGCAAGATGGTAATCATGTATCTGAAGTACACTATACTTACTTGACTGGAGAATAACTATGAGTGATGATAAAAAATATACAGTATCTGTATGGGATATACAGTTCTACAAAGTTGATGAAGATGGCAACGAATTACTAAACGATGATGGAAGCATTAAGCTGTTTACTCAAACACGCGACATAGATTTGTCTTGGATAGCTGATTCTGTTTCTGAAAATGACATCGAAGAAGTATCGCAGAGAGGGGAGAATAACTATGTTTAAAACATTTGAAGTCGAAGAGTTCTACGACATGATAGCTTATGCTATTCGAAAAGGTTTAATATTTGAAGCTAATGTTTGTGGCGACAAAGCCCGTAGACTATATATAGTTGAATTTGCCGGAGGTCACTGATGAATTTACCCACAGAAGAAGAATTTAAAAAGACTTGTGCCGAACATATCTGGTGCTTCACTATGGAGCCTGACTTAAACAAGGCTATGGAGGGTTTAAAGACTTATCACTATATACAGAAAGTTATTAAGCTGGGCGGCGGTAAGTATAAGCAGATACATCGTAGAAGCTTTGAGGCTTGGATGGATAAAACTAAAGCGAGGTTAAGAAATGAATAGAGAAGATGCTTTAATAGCCTGTATGGAACAGATATACCAAGATGTAAAGGACGGTGAGTACCGTCCGCTGTATGATTTGATAGATTATATACCTACTGACGTTCTTATAGGCTACTTAGAAGAGGCAGAACACTATGAAAAGCTCCGATATAATTAAAGAAGGCAATGTTCTATGGCGTATAGATTTTACAGATGAGTTTGATTCGCCTATGTATTGTTTTAGTTTAGAAGATGCACATAAAATAGCTAGAACGAGAGGCAATAAACCATACATAATTACCATGTTAAATAGTGATAGACTTCAAAGCGAACTTACAGGTACAAGATAATGGCTTACAAACTAACACAAAACAAACTAGATTTTTTTAACATTCTAAAAGACTTAACAATAACTACGGAGCAATTGAAATATGACACAGATTTTGAGCCGACAGAAGAAGAGCTTGAGATGTTGGATGACTTAGCTACTAGAGTATTTAATATCTGCATCAATGATAATTAATATACTCAATTACTTAATGACTTATAAGTTAGTAAGTTCTTACGAACTAACTTATAAGACATTAAGTTATTGTACCACACTTCGGTGGCGGTGTCAAGTAAAAAAAACCGCTTTACTTTTTAAATAAATATATGTTATAATATACACTCAAATATACATTCAAATAGGCATTAAAATTATGGAAACTTTATTCAATTTAATCGCAAAATCTACACACTCTTTGGCGTTTAGCGGCAAGAAAAACGGTACAGTCTTCGGTAAGTCTTTTATTGTACGACAGCGAAGAACCAAGAATCGTTTCGAGGTTAGCAAAGGAGAGTGTTTTCATATCTTTCACTGCTACAAGTGGGCTTTCTATGTACAGCACAAACAGTCTCGAAGCATTAGCTTCAAGAACATTAAAGATATTAAAGGCATCGAAGGAGTACAAGCATAATGACTATCATGCAAATGTTTCCGAACAACTCAGCACTTCAAGCCATCCGAGAGGGTGGCTATGGCTCAGCAGATTTTGATATAGCAACACAACCTTTAAATTATTTTACCCCAGAGCATGGCCATATCAAAAGCTCTAAGTCTGTAATCTACCGCACTGATTCCGGTGCAGAGCTAGGGGTTCATGGTCATAGCTATAAGCCAGTGGCTCCCAAGAAGATGATAGATGTTACCCGTAATATTATTGAGCGTTCAGGTCTTAATGTTGACCGCATTCAAGAGACTATCAAGACTTCTCACGATGGCTCCAGAACCTTTGTACAATATAAGCTACCGGCTCATACTTATAATACTCCAGATGGTGACACTGCATCCCTTGGACTGCTTGCAGTGTCAAGCTTTGACGGGACTTGGCCATTCATGATAAGTGCGGCAGCTATACAACAAGCTTGTACAAATCTACAAGTCTTTGTTGGCGGTGAGGTTGCAGTGTTCAGAGCTAAGCATACCCGAAACCTAGACATTGAAGTAGGCTCAAGAGTTATCACTAAGGCTCTAGATGTTTTCGAGAATCAACGTGAACTCTGGTCAGAATGGAGTGCTCAGCCCATGTCAGACAGAATGGCATTCCATGAGATTGTACAAGCTTTTAAGATTGATTCAGCCCAAAAGATTATTAAATCTAGACCACTGTCTTCCGCTGAATCTATCATGAGTGAGATGCCTAGAACTAACCCGTCACTTGAATACATCTATGCTGCTTGGCATAAATACAAGAGACGTTTAGGTGCTAATCGCTGGGCATTTTATAATGCTATGACCGACTGGTCTACTCATGCAACAGCACAACGCCGAGATGCTATAGTTAATATGGCTGCAACACAGAACACTCGACAGGCTTTTGTCCAACATCACTTCTCAAAGGTGGCGTAATGTTAAACAATGAACTAACCCCTCAAGAACAAGAGCTTCTTGTTATAACTATGGAAGAGTGCTGCGAACTAGCAATGGTTTGCAGCAAACTTCTAAGGTTTGGCAAAGAACAAAAGAATTTAGACAACTTAGTACAGGAGTCAGCCGATGTTACTGTGATGATTAACATGCTCTCAGCTTATAAACTGGTTAGCCCAGTAGAAAAGCTTGAGCAGATGTTTAAGAAACAAGATAAACTTAAAGAGTGGAGTAGTCTGTATTGAATCAGAACTTAAAGAATGCTAAAGAAGACTTAATACAAGGACGCTTAACCTTGCAGCAAGCCACAAGCAACTGGGACGTTACAATAGATGAACTGCTCAGCTATATCATAAAGGAACAAGGCAATGAAGATAAGAATGTATGTAATACTCAAGGCAGCAATTGAGGCTGGCATTGATTCAGGATATCTCAAAGCTTATAAATATGAGGATGACCCATCAGTATATAAAATTAAAGAAAGTATAAACAATGAAATCTGGGAAGCACTTAACGAAATCATAGACTTTAATGGAGATAATTAATGACCATTGCATATACATTAGAAAGTAGAATTGTACATTGGCACCATGACCGTAATCTTATTCACGGCTCAACCGACCATCAACAATTTGAAAAGCTTCTTGAGGAAGTAGAAGAGCTAAGACTTAACATTATGAACAGTCAGCCAATAGTTGACGACATCGGCGACATCATTGTAGTTCTGATTAACTTAGCACATAGAAACAACTTAACGCTTCATGACTGTATGTCTCATGCTTATGAAGATATACGACACCGCAAAGGTAAGATGGTTGACGGCCTGTTTGTTAAAGAGCTTGTTGATGAGACAGTAAAATCATGACCACGGCAGCAGTCATACTAGGACTTGCGCTAGTCGGCGCTCCGATATGGTTGATTGGCGCTGCATCTGTTGTGTGCTTATTTGCGGAAATGTTTCATCCATATAAATAAATTGAAATAAAACTTTACAAACGTAGTAACTTGTGGTACAATGCCACTTCAATTTTAACACCAACGATAGGAAATATAAACATGGCTATATTATCAGGAACAGCATATTGGGCAAGCGTAACTACCCCTAACACTACTTACGAACCAGTATATACAGTAAACTTAGTAGTAGATGAAGACACTGCACAAGGCTTTCGGTCTAGAGGCTTTGCAGTTAAAGACATGGACGAAGGCCCAGCACTAATCATCAAGCGCAAAGTTAATGGCCCCAACGGAATGGTTCGCCAAGCACCTAAGCTTGTTGACGCTAGTAAGAATCCAATTGATGAGCGTGTAGGTAATGGCTCTACAGTTAAGGTTCAGTACAAAGAGTGGGAATCTGTTTGGAAAGGTAAGACCTTCAAGGGCTTAGACTTCCAAGCTATGCAGGTTCTTGATTTAGTATCTGTCGGTACAGTAGACGGCGGAGAGTTTGATGTAGAAGATGAAATGGAGGGAGTGATTTAATGAATACTTATACAAAAGAGGGAACGGCATATGACATTAGCCTTCTTGACGAAGAAGCCCAAGGATTATTCGGGCTTTTGAAAGATGCAATGGTTAAAGCTCAAGTGTCTAATAATGATGTGCAGTTGTACCAAGCAGCAGCTCAGCATATTAAAATGTTATTTGAAGATAAGCTTACGGATGAAGCTATCACTGAAAACACAGAAGACACGGAAGTTGCAATCGAAGGCTAACTTAGAGGTAACACCATGCCGTTTGTTAAATTCCACCTCCCATGTAATGACTGTGGGGGGAGTGACCCAGTATCACAGAATGATGATGGGTCTGCATATTGCTTTAGCTGCAATACTTATTTTAAAAACTACGGCACATCGGAAGTGCAACAACCAGATACTGTAACGGACTTTACAAAGTATCAGCCCAACGGAACCGGTAGCGGTTCTAGCTACAACGCCTTGACCGACAGAGATATTAGTATTGATACAGCCAAAAAGTATGGCGTTAAGTCTACTACTCTCAACGGTAAAGTTACTAGCCACCACTATCCTTACTTCCATAAAGGCGAAGAGGTAGCAACAAAAGTTAGAAAGCTTAACAAGCAGTTCGCTTGGAAGGGTGACTCTAAAGAAACAGGGCTGTTCGGAGAGCAGTTGTTTAAAGCAGGTGGTAAGTTTATTACAGTGGTAGAAGGAGAGTGTGATGCGATGGCAGCATACGAACTACTTGGAAGTAAGTGGCCTGTAGTATCTGTAAAATCAGGAGCACAAGGAGGTGCTCGTGACGTTAAGAATAGCCTAGAGTTTCTTGAATCCTTCGAGGCTGTTGTCATCTGTTTTGATAGCGATACAGTGGGCAGGGACGGAGCGAAAGCAATTGCAAAGCTTCTTACTCCCAATAAAGCTAAGCTGATGACACTGCCCGAAGGTTTCAAAGACCCTAACGATATGCTCAGGGCACGTAAGCATTCCACATTCGTCAACTGTTTCTGGGATGCAAAAGTCTACACCCCTTCAGGGATTATGAACCTGTCTAATCAGCTAGACGAATACAAGCGGCTCCGAACAGAGAAGCTTCCGTCAATCCCATATCCGTGGGGCGGCTTAAACAAGAAGCTAGAAGGCATGAGAGCAGGTGAGCTAGTAACTCTTACTGGCGGCACTGGTCTTGGTAAGTCTTCTGTTACCAGAGAGCTAGAGCACTGGCTTATCAACCACACCAAAGATAACGTAGGCATTGTAGCTCTTGAAGAGAACTGGAGCCGCACCGCTGAAGGTATCATGGCTGTTGAAGCTAACGCCAAGCTACACCTAGACAGCGTTAAGAATAAGATGGGTGATGACAAGCTTGAACAATACTATCGCAAAGTATTTATGGGAGAGAACGAGGGGCGTGTTTGGATTCATGCCCACCTCGGTGTAAACAATCTAGAAGATATATTTAGTAAGCTACGCTACTTGATTATTGGATTAGATTGTAAGTGGGTTGTAGTTGACCACCTTCATATGCTAGTGCTTCAAGCCTTAGAAGGCGATGAGCGCAAAGCTATTGATGGTATCATGCACCGACTACGCTCCCTTGTAGAAGAGACAGGTGCCGGTATGATACTGGTGTCCCATCTTCGTAGAGTTGAGGGCAACCGTGGACATGAGAACGGTATCGAGACAGGGCTATCACACCTTCGAGGCTCTCAGAGTATCGCTCAGTTATCAGACTGTGTCATATCTCTAGAGCGCAACCAGCAATCAGAGGATGAGATTGAGGCATCAACCACCAAGGTGCGAGTGCTTAAATCTAGATACACTGGAGATGTTGGTGTGGCTTGTAGTCTTCTATACGATGCCGACACCGGCAGGCTACGAGAGATTGATGACGGTAATAACTATGATGCCTTTGACGGAGATGAGCTATGAGTAACTTTAACTTAGTGTTTGACATTGAGGCAGACGGACTTGACCCTACTAAAATCTTTTGTATTGTTGCTCAAGACGTAGACACAATGGATGTGTTTACTTTTGACAACACCCAGCTAGAAGAAGGATATGGTTTACTACGAACCGCAGACAAACTAATCGGCCACAACATTATTGGCTACGACCTACCGGCTATCAAGAAAATTACAGGACTTGACCTAAGCAACAAGAACATTGTAGACACATTGGTATTGTCTAGACTGTTTAAGCCAACTCGTGAGGGTGGTCACGGCCTAGAGTCTTGGGGTTACCGCCTTAAATTTAACAAGGGTGACTACGGTGACAACCAAGATGCTTGGGATGCTTACTGCCCTGAGATGCTAGAGTATTGTAAGCGTGATGTACAACTGAACACTAAGGTATATCAGCAGTTGCGTGTCGAGAGCCGAGGCTTCACACCTACCGCAGTAAACCTTGAGCATTCAGTTGCTAAGATTATAGACCAGCAACGCCGCAATGGTTTCGAGTTAGACATGCGTAAGGCTATGCTGCTTGTTGCAATGTTCCAAGAGAAGCTTGATGCTACAGAATCTGAAGTGCATGAGACATTCAGGCCCAAGATTATCGTAGATATTCTCAAGCCTAAGTATACTAAAAGCGGTAAGCTTGCTAAGGTTTCTGAAGGCCCAGATGGTAAGGGTGTTAGACTTACTGATGACGAGTATAATATCATGCTTCAAACCAACAAGCCTCTCAAGCGTGAGACACATATAGACTTTAATCTAGGTTCTCGTAAGCAGATAGGTGAGTATCTTATTGATGCTGGCTGGACACCTAAAAACTTTACACCTACCGGACAGCCTATCGTTGACGAAGGTACACTGTCCAAGGTTAATGGTATACCTGAAGCTGCTTTGATTGCTAGATACTTAATGCTTCAGAAGCGCTTGGCTCAGGTAAACAGTTGGATAAAAGCAGTTGACCCTGACAACAGGGTGCGTGGTTATGTTAATCCTAACGGTGCAGTGACTGGCCGCATGACCCACAGCCATCCTAACATGGCTCAGATACCTAGCAGCAACTCACCCTACGGTAAAGAGTGTAGGTCTTGTTGGACTGTTAAAGATGGTAATAAACTTGTAGGTATTGATGCGTCTGGGTTAGAACTTAGAATGCTTGCACACTACATGAACGATACGGAGTACACTAATGAAATTCTCAACGGAGACATTCACTCGGCTAACCAAAGACTTGCAGGACTTGAATCAAGAAATCAGGCGAAGACTTTCATCTATGCCTTTTTATACGGAGCAGGAGATGCAAAGCTTGGGGCAGTGGCTAAAGCAGGTAAGGCAAGAGGGCGAGAGCTGCGAAAACAGTTTCTTAATAGTGTCCCATCACTTAAAGCTCTTGTCGGAAGAGTACAACGAGAAAGTAAAAAGGGATTCTTAAAAGGTCTGGATGGCCGCAAGCTTTCTATACGCTCTGAACACGCCGCACTTAACACACTGTTACAGTCAGCCGGTGCAATTGTTATGAAAGAAGCTCTGGTTGTGCTTGATGGTTACTTCAAAAAGTTTAAGGTTGACGCTAAATTTGTAGCCAATGTTCACGATGAGTGGCAGATTGAGTGTAAAGAAAAAGACGCAGAGGATGTTGGAAGACTTGGCGTTGCAGCAATTGCACAAGCCGGTATAAACTTAAACTTAAACTGTCCCTTAGATGGGGACTTCAACATCGGAGATGGATGGCATGAAACCCACTAAAGAAAACAGAAAGAAGTTTGACCTTGACCTAGCTTACGGCGAAGTTCGGGAAGATAAAATTGCAGCAATGCTTACAGGTAAAAAGATAGAAGTTAAATCAGAGCGCGACTTGTGGCAGAAGACAGGTAACATATGTATTGAGTATAAGTCATACGGTAAGCCGTCAGGTATTGACGCAACTGAATCCGACTACTGGTTCCATAACTTATGTATCGGCGATAATGAATACTGTACATTGGTTTTTAATACTGCTACACTCAAGAAGATTGTCAAGCGCCTAGACAGTTTTAAAACTGTGTCGGGTGGTGACCACAGAGCAAGTCAGATGTATTTGTTAAACCTTCAGAAGCTCTTTTCTTCTGATGTAATCAAAGCTTTTAAGGAGTTAGAAGATGAACCAGAAGCCGCTTAATACTATAGTCCCTGACATCTATGGGATGCTTGAAAACCTTTCAGGTGGTTCGCCTCTTCCATTAACGGAGGAGGCGCTTGATGAGACAATGGCTTCAATAAAAGAAGCTATCCTTCACTGGGCAACACCAAGACCAAGAGACACCGACTTCAGTGTCCGAATGTCTAACGTAGGTAAGCCTTCACGACAGTTGTGGTTTGAGAAGCGTGACCCCAATGGCCGTGGCGGTGTTGATGGCGCAACGCAGATTAAGTTTCTGTATGGTCACATTCTTGAAGAAATTGTATTAATGCTTGTACGTATGTCAGGACACAAGGTCACAGATGAGCAGAAAGAAGTTACAGTCAACGGTATCGTGGGACACATGGACTGCAAGATTAACGGTCAGGTAGTAGACGTTAAGTCGGCATCTAAGTTTGCTTTCAATAAGTTTTCTAAAGGAACACTGGCTGACGATGACCCCTTTGGTTACTTAGGACAGCTTGCAGGTTACGAAAAAGCAGAAGGCACAGACAAGGGTGGTTTCCTTGTTATCAACAAAGAAAGTGGTGAGCTTTGCATGTATGTGCCGGATGATTTAGATAAACCTAACATCGACACAAAAATAAATACTCTATTAGACGAATTAAAACTTGACACGCCACCAGAACTATGCTATACTCCCATACTTGATGGCAAGAAAGGAAACATGCAACTGCCTAAAGGATGTGCGTGGTGTAAGTACAAGCATGAATGCCACAAGGATGCCAATGATGGCGCAGGTCTTAGAACTTTCAAATACTCTACCGGCTACAAATATTTAACACATGTAGAGGCAGAACCAAAGGTGGATGAGATACTATGAATCGTAAAAAGTCTAAGCGAATAAAAAAACATTCAGAAAATTTACAAGTTGAATGGCTTAAAGGTCTCCTCAATGAGGAGGAGGCTGATAAGATTACTAAAGATAACTTTAAAGATATGCTGCCTCAACAGACACACATCTGGGCAAGGGGCAAAATCCACAATAGTTTTTACACACTGAAGTGGCTGACTATTAAAATAAAACAGTTGTTAAAAATCTTTCCAGACAAACAGGTCGAAGACATTACATCTTCAGATATTACTTGGAAGATGGGGCAGCGGTAGAGAAAGGAGTCACATGAAGAAAGTACGCAAGGGGTATAGGAAGCCACGAGTAAAGCGCCCAGTCGAAAAAGACTTGGTAAAAGGTTATGACTCCAACTGGGAATATGAACTTCACTCTGGCATCCTAGATGCATGGGAGTTTCACGTTGACAAGGTTGAGTATACTGTTACACACAAGTATGAGCCAGACTTTGTTAGAGAAATAGACGGTAAGAAAATACTGCTTGAAGCTAAGGGTCGTTTCTGGGACAGCGCAGAATACTCTAAGTATATCTGGATAGCGAAAGTTCTTCCGGATGACGTTGAGCTTGTGTTTTTGTTTGCCAACCCCAGCGCTCCGATGCCTGCTGCCAAGGTACGTAAAGATGGAACAAGGCGGTCACACGGCGAGTGGGCTTCTGCAAATGACTTCAGGTGGTTCAGCGAAGATAGCATACCTGATAACTGGATTAATAGAAAAAAGAGAGAGGATTTTAAAGATGAGCATTAATGACGCAACGCCACAAGACTGGGATAGAGTTAGAGATACAGGCCACCCTACGTTTGAGGAGTACATGAAGCGTTTAAATTCTAACTGGGTTTATGACAGCACCAGAGGAACTGACCCGATTGTCACTGCCGATGCCGTTGACTTTGGAAGCTGCTGGTCTGAGCCTAAAAAAGGAAGAGGCATAGATGCGTGGATGAAGGCAGCTCACGATGAAGATGTAGACCTCTGGGAAGATGAGTCTTTGGAGGACATAATTGCTAGGGAAGATGAAGAAGAGGAAGACATGGTAGGCTCTCCTAGGCACTACAACACAGGCAACATTGAGTGCATTGAAGCCATTGAAGAGTCTATGTCCAGTCACGCATTCAAAGGCTACCTCAAGGGCAACTGCATGAAGTACCTGTGGCGTTACGACTACAAGGGCAAGCAGGTAGAGGACTTACAGAAAGCTCAGTGGTATTTAGCCCGACTGTTAAATCAAGTAGTGTTTGAAAATGAGTAGAAGAGTGATGGATAAGATACTAAGGAACCGTATGCGTACCCCTGATGGGACAATACTTGAGTCAAAGCATAGGCACGATTATGTAACCCACTTAGACGCTAATGGCAACGAGTATATGCTAGATGGGGGTTTGGATTATGTGCGCTGTTCTGCTTATGGGGATGAAGAGATGCTTACTGTATACGATGATGATTCTGTATCGTGATGCGCTTAAAAACTTACCAACTGATTGAACGAATAGTTGAAGAAGGCACAGAGTCAGGATATAATAGGGCACACAAACACACTGACACACCCAATGAAGCAACAATCAAGCAGTGCATCGAGCAATACATAATGAAAGGCTTTGATGAATACTTTGAATTTGAAAACGAGAACTTGAGTGAGCACTGATGGATAGGAAAGAAGAAAGGCGAAACAGGTTTGACCGCAAAAAGAAATTTAAAAAAGTAACGAGGGCTTCTAAAACAAAAGCCCAAAAAAAAACTATTAAGGTAAAAAACAATGACAGTATCGTTTATGGATATGGCGTGGACTATTAATTTTCGCAACGGTTTTGGATTAGATATCGAGATATGTGATAGCCGGCCTGTGTGGATTTTAGATGCTGAAGGTAATCTAGAGTTTGCATCGTTTGAAGGTCTGTCAATTTCTATACCATTATTTATTATTACTATAGGGAATATTTGGAGGGAAGTCTAGTGTTTAGTTTGGAAGGTTTGATTATATCTATTTTTTGTGTTTCGCTTGTAGCAGTTTCTATTGTTACTATTTTTAATCTTTACATGGAAGGGATAGATAATGACGATTACTTATAAACAAAAGATTCTTGCAAAAACATTTGGCCTCTTAATAATTTCTCCACTATATGTTCCGGCAATTATTATATATGAAAACAGAAAAGAAGTATACAGTTTTTACAAAGAAGTTTGGCAAATACTCACAGACACTCACCCAGAATTAAAGGAAGAAGAACATGGATAAGTACCAACAATTTATACACAAAAGCAGGTACGCACGTTGGCTATCAGTAGAAGGCCGAAGAGAAACTTGGGAAGAAACAGTACAGCGTTACGTAAACTTCTGGGTTAATCGCAAACAAGTTGACAAGAAAACAGCCGAGCGTTTATACGAAGGCATTCACAGTCAAAAGGTTATGCCATCTATGCGCTGTATGATGACAGCAGGCGAAGCTTTAGATAAAGATAATGTGGCTGGATTTAATTGTAGTTACTTAGCTATTGATTCACCACGAAGCTTTGATGAATTGATGTATGTTTTGATGTGTGGTACTGGCGTAGGCTTTAGTGTTGAACGAGCATTCATCAATAAGCTACCAGTTATTGCTGAAACATTCCACCCAACTGACACAACGATTGTCGTTGCCGACAGTAAGATTGGATGGGCTTCTGCGTTTCGTGAGTTAATTGCAATGCTATATGCCGGCAAGATTCCTAAGTGGGACATGAGCAAAGTACGCCCTGCTGGTGCTAGGCTCAAGACCTTTGGTGGTCGTGCTTCAGGCTCAGCTCCCCTTGAAGACCTCTTTCGTTTCTGCGTAGAAGTTTTTCAGAAAGCACGGGGACGCAAATTAACTTCTATCGAGTGCCACGATGTTGTGTGTAAGGTTGCAGACATTGTAGTAGTAGGTGGCGTAAGACGTTCAGCACTTATTAGTTTATCAAATCTTTCTGATAATCGTATGGCTAAAGCTAAGACTGGTGCATGGTGGGAAGCAGACGGGCATAGACGCTTGGCTAATAACTCTGTAGCTTATACAGAGAAGCCAGACTTTGAAGCCTTCCTTAACGAAATGAAAACCATGTATGAAAGCAGAGCAGGAGAGCGAGGATTGTTTAGCCGTGTTGCCGCGCAGAAGATTGCAGCCCGTAATGGCCGTAGAGACTCTGAGCAGGACTTTGGCACTAACCCATGCTCTGAGATTATCCTACGCAGTAATCAGTTCTGCAACCTTTCTGAAGTTGTTGTGCGTGAAGATGATACACCAGAAACACTAAAAGAAAAAGTAGAGCTTGCTGCTATCATTGGTACCCTACAAGCTACACTTACAGATTTTAGATACTTGCGTAATATTTGGCAGAAGAATACTGCTGAAGAAGCATTGCTCGGTTTAAGCATGACAGGAATCATGGATAATAAACTGTTGTCTGGACAGATGGGCCAAGAAGAACTTGAAAAGACTTTGGAGAATTTGCGTGACCACGCTATTAAAACTAATGAGAAGTGGGCTAATAAGCTTGGCATTGAACAGTCTTCTGCTATTACATGCGTTAAGCCGAGTGGTACTGTTTCTCAGCTTGTCGACTCTGCTTCCGGTATACATCCTCGCTTTTCTAAGCATTACATTCGGAGAGTTCGTAGCGACAAAAAAGACCCGCTTGCAATCTTTATGGAGTTCACCGGATTCCCAGTAGAACAAGATGTAATGTCAGAGTCTTCAGTAGTTTATAGCTTTCCGATAAAGGCTCCCGCAGCTAGTGTAGTGGTTAAAGAAGTAGGTGCAATGCAACAGCTTCAGTTGTGGAAGACTTATCAGAACTCTTGGTGTGAACACAAACCAAGCATTACAGTATACTATACAGATGATGAGTTTCTTCAAGTAGCTCAATGGATATGGGAAAACTTTGATATTTGTAGTGGTATTAGTTTGCTTCCAGTGAGTGACCACGTATATCAACAAGCGCCCTACGAAGAAGTAAGTGTTGAAAAATATGAAGAACTGTTAGCTTCTATGCCCCAGAGTGTCAACTGGAATGACTTAGTTTATTTTGAACAAGAAGATAATACAACAGGCTCACAAGAGTTGGCCTGTGTTGGTGGAGCTTGTGAAATCGTTTAAGGAAATATTTATGAAAGCAAAAGAAGCCAACATACTATCGTTTAAAATAATCGTCAATCATTCGGGGGCCATCCTAACTGAAATGGGTGGCATTCCTGAAGACCGGCTGCATGAAGTGTTTAAAGGAGATGAGTTAATTCTAGTACGTAAGATTGTTCGTGAAGCCAAGCCTAAGCTAGAAAAAATGCATGACTTCTTGGAGAAAGAACTAACAGCCTTTTCAACCATTTAAAATCTTTTATATACTACAGTGTACATTATGTGCATATAAGTGTACATTATAGTCTATAATGTACATTATGTGCATATAAGTGTACATTATATACTACAGTGTATTAAGTATGTATGAGCGCTGTCTCTGGGTTAACATACTCAGGAACACAATAGGCAAGGACAGGTGTGTGGTACTTTCTACGAGTACCTTGGATGGTAAGTTCTTCTGCAAACCATCTACACCTCTCCAAGTCTTCCCAGTAACTTTTAGCTTTCGCGTCAACCTCTCCGTTAACAGAAACAATCAACGCGAATACAAGTTGCTTTACCACTTAGCCTTGTCTGCCCAGTAAGCCGCAGACATTTTACCTTTAGCTATGTTCTTAGCGTGTCGGGCTTTAAAGCTCGCACGTTTCTTCTTCATTGCTTCTGACTCACCGGCTTTGGGTTTGCCTGCGGTCTTAGCTCCTTGTTCTCCAAATCGGATTGTTTTAGTTTTGTCTCCGACTTTCGCCACAACCACATGGCTTTTCTTCGGGTGGCTTGGTGTGCGCTTCGGTTTGTTATAGCCGCTTACTCCTGCGTTGGTTAGCTTGCTGTCCTTTTTCATTTTCTATAGCTCCTCGTTTTCTTTGCAATTTTCTTGGGTTGTGCGCTGTGCTGTTTGCCTGCTTTTGTATCTTTCTTTTTCTTGGCAGTAGTTGCTGCATACTGTGCAGGTGTCAAAGCCTTGATAGCCTTCTTAGGCAAGTAACGCTCACCTGTTGCTTTCTTACCTTGAGTACTAGGCTTACCTGACTTAGTGCCCCATTCTTCTTTTGTCCATTTCTTTAAAGACTTCTGTGATTTTGCAAGTGGCATTACTTGTACCCTCCTCCTTTAGCTTTGTATTCTTTGGCTAACATCTGAGCTTTGCGCGCTGACCACTGTCCTGCTTTACCACCTTTCGTGCTGGCCTTAATCTTTTCAAATAGGTTCTTACGCATAGTAGGCTTTGTATAGTTTCCTGCTTTGTTTACTGTTGATTTTGTTTTAGCTGCTGGCATTTATATAACTCCAAATAGTTTAAACGCTACGTAGAGTACAAGAGGAAGAACCACTAAACCGCCTGCCCCCCACAAAAATGCTGACCAAAGCAGTGCTAAGTTGGCTGCTCTTCTTTGGTTACGTAGTCGCTCTGCGCGTTCTCTTTTTTGCTTGCAATCAGATTGAAACTTTAACCAATCTCCGTACATATCTGCACGACCGGCATAAATCATATGCTCCTTTAACCACTCTTCTTGCTCTTTAATTTTTTCTAGCTGCATAAAACACTGGAGTTCAGTAGACCCTCCAGTGCGGTTAGCCTTTTTAGCTATTGCGGATTTGTTGTCAAAGTACTTTGTAGCTTGTTCTGCTACATCGTATAGCTCCTTGCCGTTTGTTAATGCTCCTTTTATGACTTGAAATGCCGCATTAGCTGCTGCAATTTCAGCTATCATTATTTTTCCCTTTGTACGCCTTTGAATTTTTCTGCGGTTCGCATAGCACCTAAACCTAGCATACCCATCAAAACGCTTGTAAGTAATGAGCCATCTACCGGAGGAACCGTAAACCATATACCAAGAATAGGACTAATAATTGTAGAGTACAACAACGCAAAGCCACATATCCAGCCAATCGCAGGTCGCCATCCGGCCACAAACAAACTTTTGTGTGCCGCTTCAGTTTGATTGACTGCAAGCTGGCCTTTAGCCAACTCTTGTGCGTGTTTCTCTGCCATAGTACTTAGTTCAAAAGCTATGGCATTTTTCTTGTCT